TTATTCGCTGAGATCAAACCATTTTCTTTCTTCGTAGAAAGCAACGTGACGAATCTCATCATAATGGATTTTTTCCGTTGTTTCTCCCGTCAAATAAATGCCTAATGGGTCATAACCGCTGATTTTCCCGATAATATCTGGAGGATAGCCGCCTTCTTCATTAACTTCTTCTCGTTGGATCGCCACAGTTAGGTTCTTTTTCATGGCTTCAAATAAACACTGATTGATTTCTTCCGTTGTGAGTGACGGCTTAGGTGGACAATCAAACTTACGTGTCGGTTCCTCTTCAATTTCAGTTGTATGCTCAGATAAAAAGAATCCTTGCCACTTTAGCTTTTTTCGATCTTCATATGGTTGTAGCATACCCATAGCAATCACCTCTTATCTATATAATACAAACATACGTTCTCTTTTGTAAAGCGAACAGATTTTTAAATTTCTGATTCTTCTATGAAACATTTGAAAAGCGCATCAAACAAGGGGCTAGTGGTGGGTATCGTTTTTTTACACTATATCTGTTATAATTTATCCTGAAGCGCCGATGAACGATTTGGAAAATAGCTGGCGAAAAAGGAGAATAGTATGTCTGGATTAATCGTGGTCCTGCTTACGATCTACTTTGCAAGTAGGAAAGATAAAGAACAGTGGGGTTTTGATCGCAAACGATTGACTATTCTGACGCTTATGTTTGTGATCGTCGGCATAAGTTTGGGCTTAAATGACAAAATAATGAAGGATCCTCAGAACCAAAATATTAGAAGTGATTTACTGTTTAATTATTCGTTTCCCTTATTGATATGTATGCTAGGTTTATTTATCAAAGAAATACCACGTTGGGGACGGATCGTGACTTTGTCATTTGGCTTTATGATTTTCGGGTATTTAGCTTTGCACTATTTGATAGGGTTTCACAACCCGTATTGGGAAAATCTACAGCTAAGTCCATTGTATTGGCTGCCAAGTGACTAGCCATACGAAAGTATCGCCAATGGAAACGCAAAAAAAGCACTCCCTTTATTGAGTGCTTTTTTCGGCTAAATAACTGCAGCAAGGTGTTTCTTTTCCTAAAAAATGGGTTGGACCTAAGTAACGAGGGGATCATATAAGGAGAAGTCATGACTGTTTAAATCAAAACGATAGATTCTTGACTAAACCGTGTCTTTTGATCATTGCCAAAGTAAAATATGCGATGAGCGTTCCTGCAATACCAAAAAGTAAATCGATTCGATCAGGGGTGTTCATAAAGCCAAAGACAGTCTCACTCAATAGATTGGCAATGAGCAAAAGCAGGGTCAATAGCGTGACGGCTTTAAATGGCGCACCTACCAGAAGCCAAAAGTACCCCAGTAAGCCAATAATCAAACTAATCGAAAAATTGGAGATATGAAGATAAAAGTCAGCATACCTCGAAGTAAAGAAAGAAATGTTCAAGTACTTTGATAAGTAGAGGAAGAGGGCTGTGAACACGAAAAGCAAGTAGAGGAGTGACGCCCATATTTTTGGTAAAAAGACTAGCTTTAGTTGCGTATTCTTTTTCATTTTTATTCTCCTTTTAGGAATTATCAGCTATACTGATGGAATTGCTTTTATCGGGCATTAATTACACAAATGGAAAAACAAGCTGCAAACTAGGCAAGTCAGTAGTCTGCACCTCATTAATGGTAAAATGAGGTGAGGTGATAAAATGACAATAATAAACAATCAGCGATTATGGTTAGGCATAGGGATAGAAATTATTTTGCTCATATCATTCAGCATGATTATGTATTTCATCCTGACGAGTGGCAATTTGAAGCAAAACCCGTTCACAAGTCGACAAAAAGGAAAAATGAGCTTATGGATAGCTGCTGGTTTGATTTTACTTGCCATGGTTCTAGTATTCCAAGGAATGATCAACGGCGCTTTATTCAGGCTTTTTTAGCAGAATATGGACGTTTATGGTGACCTACGAACATTACAATTATATTAAATAACGAAATGCCCTAAGTTATCTACATAATTTTAGGGTTCTTTTTTATAGAATCATGTAACGGATATTTGTCAGTATTTGCAACATCTAAGCACTAGTGTAAGAACTTTGAAACGGATTGGCTGTATATGAATAAAATTTGAGAAAAAAGCTCAAAGATTTTCAAAATGATTATAGCATACAATCAAACCGATTGGTTCGTGAATCAAGGCTGATAGCTTGAATCTGTATTTGCTGAGATAAAAAAGACGAATCCGCAAGTAACTTGCTACAAGACAGTTAACAATGAACAATCTGTTAATCAGCAAATCAAAAAAAGAATCTGAAGAACATGTAAAACAAGAAATTCTTAGTTTTAATTGAATTTTAGGTGCATTAGCGACAATCTACTGATAAAAGTCATTCGGAGGGAGGTAAAATGATACAAAATTGTCTTGAACTATTTGGAATGGCACGAACCCTTTTTTGAATGCAACTTTGTATAATATATAAAGTGTTATCTATCAGAAGCCTGTAAAAGGGCTTCTTTTTTGTTATATGGAGCAAAATCAAAAAACTCTGATAAAGTTATCCCTGAAGCCTCACAAATTGCTAAAAGTGTTGATACAGTAGGGATTTTACCCTCGTTAATTATATTATTTAATGTCGATTGCCTTAGATTTGCTTCTTTGGCTAGTTTATTTATTGAAATTTCGTTACTTTTAGCCAAGTCTTTAATCCTCGTTGCAATTAGTTTATTTTGCACTTCTTTATTCATTTTCAAACCTCCAGTATTTTTTATTTATTATAACACCTAAAGTTAACCATATAAAGTTGAATGTTTTAAAGATTAATATATACTTAAGGAGTAAACCATATATGGTTAGAAAGGAGAATGTCAAATGTTTGTCAGTAATTCAGATTTAATTTTTGAAAAGAAAGAAGAAAAGGTTTCAAAATCAGGTAATCCTTATACTGTTATTCACTTGATCGATACGAAAAATTTTCAGCGTTTAGAATTCTTTGCAGATGAAAATCTTACAATCGGTTGTGGTGAAGGTGCAAAATGCAAAGTTGTTTTAAAAGCTGACCGTCGTGGATATAGCACTAACTTAAATTGCTTATCTGTTACTGCTGCCTAATATGAACGAGCAGGAAGCCTTACAAGCGATTCTAGTTGAATTGAAAACCTTGAATAAGACGCTTTCTGACGAACAAGAAAGGCAGTCTAAGGAACGTGAAGCGCAAGCTTTGCAAGAGGCTAAGAATCAAGAAGAAGTCGCTCTCAAAGAGCAACAAGCCAAAGAGAAAGAAATTGCTTCGGAAAAACTGGCACAAGAAAGATTTTCAAAAATTGAATCATTCTTTGAATCACAGAATCAGGAAAGTACAGTATCTAGTGAGTTTAGAACTCAAATAATGACTGCACTTGACGAATTAGACCAGACCGAGCAAAAGTCTTCTCTTTCTGAAATCAGTAATAAGTTAAATGTACTTGTCGAAAGTTCGGAAGTTAGTGAGGAACAACAACAGGAACAAGAAGTTAGTCATTTTACCGATTTAACATTAATCGTATTTTTTCTTGCTTTTGTTCCCGCTTTTCTAGCCTACAAAGGTTTAACGAAATTATTCGATAGTGCATTTGCTTAAAAATTATAAAATGGAGGAATGAAGATGTTTACAGCTGAAATGTTTGAACCAGTAATCACTGCGGTTACTGCGGTTGTCCCAGTTGCAATTGGTGCTGGTGTGGGTGTCTTTTCTGTTACTTGGGTAGCGAAAAAAGGCTTTGGACTTGTCAAATCAATGATGAACAAGGGGTAATAGTTTTATCGATTTAACGGCGTAGAGGCTGGCTTAGTTAGCCAGTCTTTTTTATTTCTACTAAGGAGGAAAACAAATGATTAATGCAAAGAAAATTGGTAAATGGGTAGGTATAGTTTTTTTATTCTTAGCTTTTGCTATCGTGGTAATTACGTTTATGCCGATAGTTCAAGTTCTGACGTATTACTTGATACAAGTAGCTCTATTAACAATTCAAGTAGCAGTAGCACTTCTAATATTGAAACTAGCACTGTGGATAGTTCTAGTAGTATTCAACAAGAAGAAAGTTCAAGTACCTATAACACTCAAGAAAGTAGCCAAGAAAGTGTTTCGGATAGCTTAGAAAAACCAATTCCAAATCAAGATAATGAGTATGATGATTTACCTCAAAATACTTTACAAGAAGAGGAATTTTATTCACCATATCAAGACTTTTTTGATATGTTCGGTGGTTCTATTGATATTCTTTATGATGATGAAAATACATTTTATGAAAATGTCAGAATGGCTGCCAGAGCAATGTGGACTGGAACTAATTTTAAATCTATAAACGTTAAAGGCTCAGATATAGGTGGTGGAGCCTTAGGAAATATAACGATTGGTTCAGCGTTCAGCTCCTGGAGTTGGCCAGCAGGGACTTCACAAAATGTTATTAATCATGGGATATTGAATGCTGCTAAAAATTCTATTTACGCAACAAATTCTAGAATTGACGGCCTTTTCGATAATTTTGATTCATTAAATTCAAGAGTTAATTCTGTTGTCAGCGATTTAAATTCTCATAAATCTTGGGCAAGTAGTGCAATAGTGGGGTTGCGTGACAGGGCTACTTCGTTGGAAAAACATGAAGTATGGGCTAGTAACGCAATTGCTGATTTAAGATCAACTACTGATTACATTAATACGAAAACTAATACTATCAATTCTGATTTAAGTTCTCATAAGTCTTGGGCTACCGATGCAATCGTTGCTTTAAGGTCTCGTGCTACTGATATTGATACAAAGTTAGTAAATCATATGTCATGGGCAAACGATGCTGTTGTTAAGCTGAGAGAACGTGCTACAGATATTGATACTAAATTAGTAAAACATATGGCATGGGCAGAAGATGCCGTTGTTAAGCTGAGAGAACGTGCTACAGATATTGATACTAAATTAGTAAAGCACATGTCTTGGTCAGAAGAAGCTATTGTGAAGTTAAGAGAACGTGCTACTGATATTGATACAAAGTTTGAAAGTCATAAATCTTGGGCAACAGATTCAATTGTAGCGCTGAGAAAAGCAGATACTGATTTAAATATGAAAATTGATAATCATGCCACTTGGGTAACAGATTCAATTGTAGCACTGAGAAAAGCTGATGCTGATTTAACTACTAAAGTCGATAACCATGTCACTTGGGCAACAGCTTCGGTTTTAGCATTGAGAAATGCTGATACTGCTACTAACACTAAAGTAGATAATCATATCACATGGGCAAAATCTGATTCTACTTCACATTGGACAAGAATGAATACTATGGATCAACAAATCACGAGTTTACAAAATCAGATATCGGGATTTAATTGGTCTGATGCGGGCATAATTGCTGCAATTATAGGACTGCACGATACATGGAAATCAAAGGACTATAACGCTTCGATACTTCCTGATGATGGGGACGCTGTAAAACTTATGAAGTCTGTGGCAAATAAAATTGGGTCTAGTGTATCGACTAATATTAGCTTATTGAGAGATGTTTTTGGAAAAGACGGAACTTACTGGGTGGAATATGATAAACGATGGAATAACTTCCCGCTTTGGCTTCAAGGCTTACTGAATAACTATTTCGACAATATATATAATATGGAAAATAAAGATTCGTTGCTCTATCGTCTTGTTTATTTCTTTATCGATGAAATGACTAAAACCAGAGATTTTGTAATAGAGATTAATGATAATTTATTAATTGCCAATGATTCTCTATTAATTATCGTTGATTGGTTGAGAATGATTTATAGCAAACCACCAGATATTGTAAATGTTTCAATTCCACCGTTTGATTTTGATAGGTTACAACAGATTCTCAATGGCTTGAATTTCGGGAACATTGTCAATGAAGCTGGTACGAACATTTGGGATTTTCTAAGTCAATTAATCAAAACATTGGGTGAAATTATCAGTACAGCTATAACTGGTTTAACAGATGTTGTAGGGGAGATTTTAGATTTACTTGGTGACTTAATCAATCAAATTATTAAACTAATTGTTCCTGAAAATCTCGATTTTCTTGATACTGGGTTTGGAACAGTTAAATCTAAAATTGATATCAAATTTGGTAGTTTCTTGTCATTGGGGAATCAAGTTAAGGAAGTAGTTCAACCGATTGACCAAGATTTTAAAAAGGTGATTTCGATAGATATACTGGGTGCTAAATTTAACCCTGATTTTTCTACCATTGATTGGGTAGTTGTTCGTTTTAGAACCGTTATGGCGCTTAGTATTTGGATGTCAGTTGCAATCTACATTTATCGGAAAATAACTGGGAATGGGGATTTAATCAATGATAATTGAGTTACTTTTCAAACTGATTTTCGGGGCCGTTGACTTGTTGATTTCTTTGATCCCCGAAATTAAATTCGATATTTCATTGCCTGATACTACTGCTTTTAGGGAAATGTTAGGTTTAGCAAATTATTTTTTCCCTATTGGTACTTTGATAGCAGCTCTTGGCGTTTTAATTGCTGTTCAAAACGTTCAATTTATTTTAAAAATATTTAATTTTGTATACAAGAAGATTCCTTTTATAGGCGGATAAAGAGGGGCAGGAAATGCAGTCCACGCTTTAGCGTGGCAAGCATTTCTGCGCCTTTATCGACAATAGGATATTCGTTGTCAAATTAAGAAGTTGAAACCATTGGAGGGTTTAAAAGTATGAAAATGTTCGAGTTTATCAAGTATAAGGGAATTGACTATAAACATTATAGGGAGTTACGGAAAATGGGAATTAAGCCGTTTAAAGAGTATGGGCTGACTTTATTTACTGGTCGGCAAGGTGCAGGGAAAACAATGACCTTAGTTCATGAAGCTGAAAGATACCGTGAGGAATATCCTGATTTATATATTTGCAGCAATTTTGGATATGTTTATGAGAATGAGCCTTTGAAAAGTTTAGCTGATATTGCGAATGCTGTGCTTAAAGCAAAAGAAGCGGATGCGAGTGGTGTTCTTATTTTGTGGGACGAGATCCAGAATGATTTTGATAGCTTCTCAAAAGTTTCTCGTGATGTGCTTGCAGTTGTTACGCAACAAAGAAAGCAGCATATCAAGATACTAGGAACGTCTCAAGTCTTTACACGTGTTTCTAAGGCACTACGTGAGCAGACTTTTGAGGTTTGTGTCTGCAATACAATTATGGGGCGTTACACTAGAGGGCGATTCTATGACGCTGACGAGTTTTCTCATAACATAGATAAACCAGATGATAAGAAACAATTACACCGCTTACGCACAACGTCATTCATTCAGACAGACGATTTAAGAATGCTTTACGATTCCTATGCTGTTATCAAGACTTTATCTCAACAAGCATTAGAAGAAAAAAGTAATCCAAACACGAATGTAATGTTAGTAACTAAGTAACCTTATCTTTACTAAAAACGAACTTTAAAGAGACCAGGTGTCTTTAAAAAGTTAGTCATAACCGAATATTTATGAAAGCAGCGTTCCTAATATTTTATCAAAAAACGAACAATAGAAGTGTAGATACGGCGTAGTCAAGTATAAATGTCTGACCGTAGGGAATTTATGCCTTGACTACTGCAAACAGAACCCTAAACCCTTGAATGTCTTCTTCGGTATTACCATACCGGAGAAGCTGGCTCCCGCCGAGGGGTGCCCCTCGAGAACGAGGGGGTGGGGAGCTGATTTTTTGTCTTTCTTTCTAAACACATATCAAAATGAAAGAGGTAAGTCTATGTTTGTTGAACATGATTATATGATTATTAAACGGATTTCTATCCAAGAAATGTATAAAAGAAAAGTACAATTATTAGTCTTGTGTGATCCCGATTCAAATGCAGAACTTCATTATCTTGTAAATTATAAGATTGATCTATCAAAGTTCAAAAGGCACGATAAAGTTCGTGTTAAACTTGGTATTAGTTGTAAAGGCACCTCAAATGTTCCTCATTATTTTATAAAATCTATTGAGCGTGTTATCTTAAAAGGTGAGGTAATCGCTTATGTATGATGGGAAAGAAAAATCAACCCCCGTTTCTAACAGGGGGGTTGTCAATACATTGCCAAAATCCCCAATCGCTTGTGTAGACTGGTTTAGTTGCACTTTTTTCTCTGCAAGAAATTGGCAAGAACTTGCAGCACTTTTTCGGTTTCCTTTAGAGAAGTTCATAGTAAAGGAAAAGGGTATAAATGGTTATTTAAAATCAGCTACATGGGATAATATAGAGTTTTATTTTGATGGTCATAACGATTCTATGGGTATTTGGTTAAATTTAGGGGGACAGGGTTGTCGTCAATTCGAGGAATTGTTTGAACACACTAAATGGACATGGATAGAAGTTTTTGAATTTGTACTTGAAGAAAAAGCAAATGTAACTCGTTTAGATATTGCGATTGATGATTTTAACAACATATTTACGATACACCAGTTAGAACTATGTATGAGAAATGGGTGTGTAGCAAGTCGTTTTAAACATGGTAGAAATTTTGAGAAGATAAATCTTGAAACTGGTCATACTGAGGGTCAAACATTATATTTCGGGCAATCAGAAGTGATATTTCGATTTTATGATAAGTACTATGAACGGTTGCAAAGAGGTAAATATTTTCATGAGGACATTAAAACTTGGGTTCGTTCTGAGGTTCAGCTTCGTGGAGATCGCGCAAAAGCCGCTTTAGATGTGATTGTTAATAACGATATGGATTTGGGTGATTTTCTTAGAGGTTTGTTAAATCGCTATATTGCGTTTAAAGTTAAGGGGAATGATACGAACAGAGCAAGATGGAAAAACACTAGATGGTGGGATAAATTTCTCAATAATATTGGCAAAATTAAGCTCTCTCTACAAGCTCCCGATAAAAGTGTTCTTCGTACAAAGGACTGGATTGACAAGCAAGTTCTTGCTTCACTAGCAACTCTGTATATCTCGCTCGGTTCAGATGATAAACTCTTTAATGATTATATCATCGAGAAAGGCAAATCACAAATGAGTGACCATCAGTTACAAATGGCTCTAGAGTTCGCAAACAAGGATGATTTTAGAAATCAACTCAAAACTGATATGGTTTCTTATATCCAAGAAAAGAAATCCTTTAGCAAACAACAAGCAACTAATCAATGGTTGCAGACAGCTGGAACAATAATTCAATATAACAATGAAAAAAAGCAACAAATGACTTATTAGTTGATATAATTAGTGTAAATGATTTTGCGGAGGAAATTTCATGGTTTCATTAATTATTGGATTATTTATAGTTGGTTGTTTGGCTGGATTAAAAAAGATATTGGAAGTCAGTGAAGAAGATCCTGATTTGTATTGGTGGGAAAATATCAGAAATTGGATTAATAGACACTGAAAATGGAGTTTTAAATGTTACATTTATATTAAATAACGTAGAGAGGGCTAAAAAAGCCAAAAAAAATAAGCTTAATAGCCTTTAGTTTTTAACTAGTAACTTTGTATAATATATATTATGTAAACTAAAATAAAAAATTTTTTGAACACCGTATTTAGCTAGTAATTGTGCGACTCTCCTCTCTCTTATTCATGATTATTTCCTTCAAATTAACCTAAATACCAGCATAATCCAAAAAAAACGGTTATTTAAGCGATAGTTTAAGATTTTTGTTTATTTTACGACTGACAAGAAAATCAATTGACAAATTATATCTGTACCTTTGTCTGTATTTGATCTTGTTGATCCTTGAATCTTTGAATTCAAACATTGCTTGCAACTGCTGGCCAATCTCAATGAATCACTCAGTGCTTAATGAATCGCTGTTCACGATTTTATCAGTAATGATTCGTACATAACCCAGCCAAATTTGTGCTAACTAAATAGCCTAATGGGAATCTTGATCACAGGCAAACCAGCAACGATAAACAAGAAAAGTTGAGTTGCGTTCAGTTTTCACCTAAACGGATCCAATTCCCATAGCGAGTCCTAATCAAGGGATCACAGTCATCTAAGTACAATTTTCTTTTTGTTGCTGCTAATAAAGCAATGACAGCTACGGAAAGTTTCAAACTATGTAATACAGGATCGCCGAAAAGACAATGATCAAAACGACCAAAACAATGATTAGTTGATTTAAACGTCGAATAAGCAGGTTTTTCTTATTTTTTTCAAATTCTTTTCCTTCATTTCGATAATATTCTCTATCTTTTGTTCCCACGAGCGCCAACTCCTTTTCCCTGATTTTATCACTATCCTGAAAACAATGGGTGCAATCAAGGTGTTTTGTACAATAAATGGCAGTATTTTGTTAGAGCTTACCATCGTATACGTATAGAGACTAAATAAGACGACTGACGAGTTCCAAGTGATTCATAACCGCAGCTTTCCGAATAACGCCCATACCTGGAAACGACCTTTGCTGATAGGCAGCAATTAATAGCTGCAGCCCAGCTGTTTGTGTAGAATACTCTTCTTCATGCTGTAACAAAGCTTCCATGACTTCGAAAAATTTTTCTTTCTGATTTGGTAATTCTTCCTCAGAAAATAAGTGAACGATTCGCAAATCTTGCTCAGTTGTCGGATAGATCCAATGCAAAACCAACCGCTTTGAGGGATAACTGTGCTCATAATAAATTTTGCTATCGACAGAAAAATCACTAAACCCAGCATAACCCAATTTTTGATAAAGATGATGGGTTTTTGAAAACCCTTCGTCCGGACATTCTGTATAAAAACTATTTTTAGGTAAACGTGTAAACGGATCTTCCATCAGTAGTTTCGGGCCGTTGATTTTATTTAACAAACGAAACTCTTTGCCTACCAGCACCGGCAGTGTATTTTCCCGCCAATCACTAGCGAGTGCTGGGTCCGCTTGATGAACGATCCAAAGATCAGGCGTTTCTTCCACTGTTTCAATGGGTCGATCTACGATCATTGCTTTAGGGGCAGCAACATTTTGCAACTCTGCTAACCCCTCTGCAGTCAGAAAAGCCCCAGCCTGTGGATTGCGAACAAGATAAAAAGGATGCTGCTTCCTTTGAAACAGGTCAATGGTCGTCCAAAACGTTTTTGATTGCTTGACCGGTTCAATGATCGGCTGGATCGCTTCTGACAAGCGATCTTGTTCCAACAGTGCTTTCAATGCCAATAAATCAAATTGTTTTCCACGAATATACGGGAAGTACATCTTCTTCTCTCCTTCTTACTCGCCTGATAAAAAACGTTTTTCCAGCGCTTCATAGGCTGCTCTCGTAGCGGCCAATTCTTCTTTCAAGGCTTCGATCGCTTGCAGCTGAGTATCTTCAATAAATCGATCATAGTAATTGACTCCACCACCGAACAAGTCATACTCAGGCTGGCGTTTCTTCAGTTCTTGGTACAAACGTTCTGTTGAAAATACCCGCAATCCTCGAGCAGTCTGTTTTGCTTTGCCGACTTCTCTCGCTTGTGCCGAAATCAACCGAAACAATAAGCCATTTTCTGGAACCTGCAGCTCTTGCCGTTGGGGTTTCTTTTCGACACTGAAATACCCTTTGCTGCCCGTTTCTTTTTCAAGAAATGCATGATAGACCAAAACACCAATTGTAGGTGCAATCTGATCTTTGACTTTTTCATACAATGACTTGGGTAAGACAAAATAATTATAATTCCCAATAAAGGATAGTTTTGCTTTTGAGCGAAAATCTGCCAAACTAACTTTGAGTTCGTAGCAACGCCATTCAAATGTATTTTCAGTCGTCAAGCGACAACTCAAAGTATCCACGATGCCGTGATCATCTGGCATGACTACCTCTTCTACCACAATATCACTGTTTTCACGACAATAATAATAAAGTGCCTCTTCCATTTCTAAAGTTAAGGATGTCTTCAC